CGGTCTTCTTTATTCTCTGTGGTCTTGCCAATATCTATATCGCCTTCTGGCTGCCGCAGAATATCTGGGTCAACTTCAAGGTCTTCGGCCTGACCGCGCTGACGCTTATCTTCACGCTGTTAAGCGGCGTATACATCTATCGCCACATGCCGCAGGATGAGAAGTAATAAATTATATAAATTACACATTTATATCAGATAGTTAGATTTAAATCAGATGTGTAATTATGTTTAAAAGCACGCTTTAATGTACACTTTGTACGAAGCGTGCTTTTTTTTCATCTGCGTTTTGCGTAGCTCCTTCCAGTTTCGCAAAGCCCCGCTTTACCGCCTCGCTGACTTCCATCATCATGCCCCTGTTTCAAAATCATAACTTTTCGGTGCGCACCTGTTTTTTTCTCCCTGCTCTATACTTTCAGTCTGACATCTGGCTGGAGGTTTCTATGTGTGGACGTTTTGCACAAGCCCAAACCCGTGAAGAATATCTCGCTTACCTGGCCGACGAAGCCGATCGCGACATCGCCTATGACCCTGAACCTATTGGCCGGTACAACGTCGCGCCCGGTACCAAAGTCCTGCTGCTGAGCGAACGAGACGAGCAGCTGCATCTTGATCCTGTCCTGTGGTCATACGCGCCAGGGTGGTGGGATAAAGCCCCACTGATTAACGCGCGCGTCGAGACGGCGGCCACCAGCAGAATGTTCAAACCTCTCTGGCAGCATGGCCGGGCTATCTGTTTTGCGGATGGATGGTTCGAATGGAAGAAGGAAGGCGACAAGAAACAGCCCTACTTCATTCACCGCGCTGACGGTCAGCCCATTTTCATGGCGGCGATCGGCAGCACACCGTTTGAGCGCGGCGATGAAGCAGAAGGTTTTCTGATTGTGACGTCTGCAGCTGACAAAGGACTGGTCGATATTCACGACCGACGGCCACTTGTTCTGTCGCCGGAAGCTGCAAGGGAGTGGATGCGTCAGGATATAGGCGGGAAAGAAGCGGAAGAGATAGTTGCCGACGGCACAGTGGACGCCGACAAGTTTATCTGGCACGCAGTGTCGCGTGCCGTTGGTAATCCAAAAAATCAGGGTGCTGAATTGATTGATAATATTCAGTGATATCCTGACAGATATTACCAGAGTTTTACGCTTCCATCTGGCTGCTTACCACCCACTGGAGACATGTCGTACACCTTATTTACACATTTTTGGATGCCGTCTTTAAGATGCTTTACCATTTTCTTGTCTGAATTATTCTGACCAAAATAATTCACAGTGGTAAGGTTATTTTTCTTGTAAATTTCAGCTTCGCCATATTGCCCGGCGGAATAATTAATTTTATAACCCCAGAATTCTTCTTTATAGCGAGCTTTGATGAAAGGGTCGTAATCTGCAAAGACATCAGCAATGCATAATGCAACGCTTTTTGCATCGCTCTTAGTCGTATATACAGCGTCAGGAGTGCCATGTTTTGGAGGCTCTTGGATAATTGCACACCCAGATAAGGTAAGAACTGCTAATGCGAGAATAGGTTTTAACATATCAATTCCATTTAAGTATTTATAAGTGCCTGAATAAGATACTTTATTTTGACCATAATGTCCTGCATTTATTTAACAATTAATAAATCCTGGAAGCGGGTCGTATATCTAGGCGACAGCATTTCTCGCTTCATTTGCCACTGTTGCTGAATGCCCTGCCCGGCAAAGTAGAGCGTACCTTTACCTCCTTTGGCATTGAGATGGTCAAGGACCTGCATCAGCTGTGCACTGTCTTCACGTGGCGCGTTCTCGTCGAACAAGTTGAGCTGAGCCACGCCCTGGCTGAAAAAGTCACCCAGCATAATGCCGGCTTTCTGGTACCGGTGACCATCCTTCCAGATTTTGTCCAGGCACTTTACCGCGGCGTTGATAATGTCACGGGAATCCTGAGTGGGGGTGAGAAGCTTCATTGAAGCGCTGTTACCGTAATACGGCTCATTAAGCGCGAATGGTGAGGTTTTCACGAACGCAGAGATAAAGCGGCAGTACTGATGCTCGCCGCGAAGCTTTTCGGCCCCACGCGCCGCATAGCTGCAAATAGCCTGCCGCATCTGTTCGTATTCGGTCACGCGTTCGCCGAATGACCGGCTGCAAACGATTTCCTGCTTTGCCGGTGCAAACTCTTCCAGATCAAGACATGGCTCGCCGCGCAACTCCCGGACCGTTCGCTCGAGTACCACGTTAAAATGTTTACGGATAATCCATGTGCTTTGTTCTGAGAGGTCCAGAGCCGTTTTAATGCCCATAGCGTTGAGCTTCTTACTGATGCGCCTGCCCACGCCCCACACATCCTCAACGGGTACCAGGGCAAGGAGTCGGCGCTGGCGATCGATATTGGACAGGTCCACTACCCCGCCCGTCTGGCGCTGCCATTTCTTGGCGGCGTGGTTTGCTAGCTTGGCGAGTGTTTTTGTCTGGGCAATGCCAACACCAACTGTAAGGTGCGTCCGCTTCAGAACGGTAGCGCGGATTTCTTTGCCGAACTCTGTAAGGTCCCGGCAGTTGCGAACGCCAGTCAGGTCGCAAAAAGCTTCATCGATACTGTAGATTTCGACGCGGGGGCTCATTTCCTCCAGCGTCGTCATTACCCGGTTCGACATGTCAGCGTAAAGCTCGTAATTGCTACTGAAGCAAACAACTCCAGCGCGCCGGAATAGGTCCTTTTGCTTGAAGAATGGCTCCCCCATTGTAATTCCAGCGGCCTTGGCCTCGGCGCTGCGTGCGATCACACAGCCATCGTTATTCGAGAGAACGACAACCGGCCGCCCTCTCAGATCTGGCCTGAACACCGTCTCGCATGATGCGTAGAACGAATTCACATCACAGAGCGCAAACATGTTCAGCTCGCCGATTTAACGATGAAAGTCACGACGCCGAACACATCGAGCGTATCCTCGCTACCGACAATGATCGGTGAGTAAGCGCTGTTCATCGGAATGAGCTGGACTGTCGGGCGCAGCTGCAGGCGCTTAACAGTGAACTCCCCTTCTACCGCAGCAATGACAATGTCACCGTGCTCAGCAGTTCGAGAACTATCCACCACCAGCAGATCTCCGTCGCTGATCCCGCCCTCAATCATCGAGTCGCCGGCAGCTTTTACGAAATACGTCGAACTGGGATGGGACACAAGTAACTCATTGAGATCGATGCGCTGCTCAACGTAATCAGCAGCCGGGCTGGGGAACCCGCATTGCACCAAATCGCTGAACAGCGGGATAGCAATAATTTCGCGTAATTCTGCCGGTCTGAAGAACTCCATGATGCATACCTCTTATACTGTTTTTATATACAGTAGTTTTAACCGAGATACTGATCAAGATGGCCGTTTGTTCCTGAGTGGCTACTTCCTGGCCGCTTCGTTTCTAACCCTGTAACGCTATTGGTTTTTTGGTATTTGTAAATTTCCGGAGGAAGAGAGCTGATTGCTCACTTTGAATACTACATGAATGGGTTTTCGTCCGTGTGTACCCGGTGAATTGTATGAGTAACTACACCAACCAGGCGAACGTCATCAAGTGCCTCGCCTTCTATGGCCTCGCCATCATCAGTGATCAGTGCATCACCGGCCCAATATGCATGCTGCTGGCGACCACAAAACCAGATGAGCAATGTTTTTCCCCGTCTGATTAGAGCTGCCTTATCAACAACATCAAAGCCTTCCTGGGTTTCAACAATGCTTGCAGAAGGAGGAAGGAAAGGCTCTTCATGTGCAACGGGTGCGGCATGTATGTCTGCTATGTGTAGCATGATCACCTCACAAATAAACTGTATGTATATACAGTATTATCGTTCATGGGCGCAGATCAAGTGAGACGAGTAAGCTGATTTGTAAGTGGATGGAGAGACTGGAAATTTAGTTGAGCAAAGCCCACCGGAGTGGGCTGCAAGGAAGATTACTTCACACCTATTCCGTTAAGCTTTCGGTATGTTATTGGAAGAATTGCCTTCGCTACCATAAGTACAGTAATTGATGAAATAAAGCTGATTATTAATTTAAGCATGGAATTATTAGCAATATACTGACCTACATCATGCGTGAGAATGTACAGTATTAATGGGTGCAAGAGATAAACGCCTAGCGAATAATCCCTTCCCAATTTTGAGAAGATATTATCATCAATTCTTGTATTCACGCACAGACTTAGCAGTGCAACACACACTGGAGTCGCGAAAAGTGGGAACTGTCTTTCTAACATGTCAGCGTTATATGCTGCGCCAAGCACATAAACCTCAACTACCATCAATGCAATACCAAAAATAATGACAGATAATGCAATGCCGTTTGATACGCGATTTAGGATGCCACTTTTCGCAAAATAATATCCAAGATAGACAAGTGAAAAGGCTATCAATGTCCTTAATGCGTAGAAAATATAAATGTCATAATGGAGTGACTTTGCAAGGTCTCCATACCAGCATGCAATTAAAATTGCTGCAGAAGACAACAATGAAAATTTTACACTGCAATTTTTTATAAAATAATTTGTTAATATAACACCGAGAATAAGCGCATTTAAAAACCAAAGGTGGAAAAATGTCCCGCCATGTAACGTGTCATTAGATAGCACCTTCCCGGCAACCCGCCAAATGTCACCCTGAACCATTCTATAAAGGATCGGTATATAGAGAACTGATGACCAGAAGAGGATGCTTACAAGCTTGTTAAGCTTTTTACCGAGATCATCCTGCGCTGACGCCCCCATCAGGTAACCTGAGGCAAGGAAGAAGAATGGAAGCGCCCATCTTGATGATGCCCTGAAAAGCTCACCAAAGGGCTGTGGTAACTCTGGGTAGTTACCCACGTGAACGACTATGATGAAGAAACAGGCTAGAAGTTTTGCTACGTCCAACGCATTATTGCGCATTTCTTGAACACCGGTTTATTGATAGAGTATGAATGTTACGAACCTTTTCATTTCAAAGCAAACACTCATCATATCTATGTGATCTTTGCAGGGATTAACGATTTTACATCCACCGCGCTAAGTCACAAAAACCGAGTGGACTGTCGCTTTGATTCATTCTTGATGTTAATCTACGAGTAAATGATGATACTGCGAGATACCATGTGATTAACCTTACTTCTATAAACAAGTTCCAGATAGGATTTCTGGTTTTAATCGCATTGGTTTTTTTATATCGCTCTAACAATGTTCATGAAAAATTCGAATATGAAATACCAAGCAATGTCAGTCAGTGCGTAGACCAAAAATTAGGCCAGCTTTTATCATCTCCACAAACAGATTTTCAGGTGGTGGATTTGGCTCTTAAGAAATGCGATTCTGAAGTAACTGAATGGCTAAAAAGCTACACAGACAATGAAGATGAGTATGGAATGACATATTCATATTTACGCGATTATTATATTTCACAAATAAAATACAGCCGCCAGCCAGAGGCCAGCGGCAAAAATCATTCATAAAGTGCTTTAGTATACCCTTTTATTAATGCGGAATGACAGGTAAGACGCTGGGTCGTTTGTCCATAGACGGCAGGATACCCACGATTAACGGTTATTCCTGTCTTGGTTACTTTTAATACCCCATCGACATAGACATTGCATGTTGTTCCCACAATCTCCATTTCTATTTCACCTGTCCATGATCCTGTTGCGGGGAAAACTCCGCTCGCGGGCGTATCAGATCCGACAACACCATTAATAATCTCTCGGATGCCAAGTATGGCCCCGGAACGAATTGCCATAATCACATTATTACCAAAGGTATTTGGTGCGACCTGAAAATCATTCATTAAAGCGATCCCACCTATGGCTTCCGTTCCAAGCGTTAACCTTGCGCAGAACTGACAGTCAGCGGTTAGCATTCTGGATACATCAGTTGCCACCCAGCCGTTTGAAGCATTCGAAACCCTTGCAGGTTGATGCACCCCAGTCAACGCGTCTGATTTTGCAAAAAAACCAATTGTCATTGCAGGCTGGGATAAACCCTGAAACTCAATAGCCTCAATGTAAGCAGGAACTGTTCCGTTATTGAGAATATAAAGAGTCCTGTATCCCTTGCTAAGCTTTTGAGCGGTTAGTTTCTGTCTGAAACCTAGTGAGCTAACGTGAGCAAGCCCGGCAGTTTTAACGCCAGAGGTCGCAGATGGTGTACCAGCATAATACGCGCTCATTGCTGAGCTTGTACCTTGCGAGTTTACACTGTGGATAACGGGCAAAACATCTTCACTACAGTAAACGCCAATTGCGTAGATCTGACCAACCCCTAAATTAATCAGGAAGCTATTCCCTTTAGCGCCAGAAACGACCTGGAATGATGTACCTCCGCCATAGCCAATGTGATCGGTTGGGTGAAATAACTGCCCGGCACACACACTCTGGATAGCACCTTCCCTGTTTGAGAACAGAGCCGCAATGTGCCAACCCATTTCATTGTAGGCAAATGATGACAGATGAACATTATCCGTCCACTGCTTGGTCATTGTCTCAATTTGCTGAGCGGCATCAATGTAAGTAAGAGAATATGCATCAGCAAGATATTCCATTTGTGCCCGGTAAGGAGCTATCTTTGCATTCGCGAGTCGCTCGGCCACGTTAGGCGGAGACATGAGTATTACAACTGCTCCTTTTGCCCTTTCCCTCTCTATCATCGAGGAAATGTTTTTCCTGAAATCATCGACGCTTACAAGACCAGTTCCCCCATAGTTCATAGCATCATTTGTGCCGTACATGATAATGGCTACATCAGTGGCGCTTGATGATGCCCACCTCGTTAACCCGTCCGCAGAAGAGTCTCCAGGATAACCCCTATTAATCACGGTTGCGGAAAATCCGATGGTCGTAAGACTTGTTGCCAGCGATTCAGGATATGGATTTGGGCTTCTGCTTTGAGTAGCGCCGTTGATTGGAGATCCTGTACCAGTTGCGCTTGTATCCTGCCCATACGTCAGTGAATCGCCATAGCATGCGATAGTGATGGCCGTACCATCGTTAGCCTTTTTCAATACAGAGGCAAGGGTTTTAACGGCATATGGAAGCTTATTCTCAAGGGATGCAATATCTTCAGACTGCAGCTTTAACTCAGCTCCGACAGTATTTGCTGGATAGAATTGGCTATCATTAAAACCTACCAGCCCGGCACCACTCAAAGCGGCCAAAGCTGAACGTAAGGACGCATCACCAACACCAAGCCATGCACCAGGCGCAATACCACCAGTGCTGGCTGGGGTTGAGTTGGCCGGAACAACTTTCGGGCCGGATGAAAACGAACCAGTCCATTTGTAATATTCGCCGTCGGCGGTGTTCAGCAGCACCTCATTAGGGTTGTTGATAGTCGCGCCGGTGGTGAAAGTCTTTCCGGTAAGAATCACGTAGCCATAGGCGTTCATGGCCTGCTGCGCGAGGTAATTAATGCCCTCAATGGTGTAATGATTCACGCCAAAGCGATCGGTATAGGTCCAGCCTTGAGAGGTAACAAACTCGTCAATTTTCCCTGCGTTGAACTTCAGGTCGCGAGGCGATTCACTCGGTACTGCATCTTGAGTTGGTTGCGTAGCCATATTGATTCCATTAAAAAACCCGGCACGATGGCCGGGTCGGTTGATCGGGGACGGTTCTTATTGGTAGATAGCGTCGCTGTATTCCGCGACGGTCAGAGATACCGTGTTATCGGTGTTCGGTTTGATGCTGTTAACCGTCCATAGCTGACTGTCCAGCTCCTCCACTGTCGCGATGAGATAGCGCGACGGGAGCTGCACCGTATCTCCATTCCATATGTTGAGCTGAATGTTGGGTATTGCCGCGGTGAATCCGTATTTAGTGTCGGATCTGGCCACTGCCGGATAACGCAGTGTCGGGTTGCCCAAACTGTCGGTCACCAGGACATACATTGAACCGGTAAACGTGATCGGCTCGCTGGTATCGAAATTATTCCCGGCGCGGCCGGTAATGTAGCCTTGCTGCTGATTACTGTCGTAGATATCCGGCATCTGAATGACGCTGCCTACCTGGATAATTCCGTCCTCAAACACCTTGGCGTTCATCTTCACCCTGGAGTAGATCAGGCGTTTAGTTTCGCGCAGCGCGCGCTCCCGCGCCTGGTACTCGTTACGAAAGCCGACAATCTCAAGCTTGTTTGGGTTCTCCGTCTCCTGCTCGACGATAGCGCCGTTCAGCACGCGGTAGTTGATGTACGTCTTGTTGTTCGTGGTTGGGTGAACGTAGGACACCTGCACGCCGTCGTAGCCGCCAGGAAGAGTAGCCTCGTACGTCATTTTGTACTCGTCCGTCTTCATGTTAGCCCGGTTGAATACGGCCGCCGGGTAATCAACTTTCTGATCCCGGGTGAACGTCAGCACGCCGTCATCCCAGTACGCCACCACTGAAGCCGCGTTGCAGATCGCCTGCACGCGGTCACCGAGAGAGTCATTCTCATCGTCAAACGTGTAGTCGAAGTAACCCAGACGCTCGTCAGGCAGGCTTTCGGCAATCGAATACAGCCCGTAGAGGTCAATGCTACTTACCGGCTGCTCGCCAATAATGAGCCAGGTATGCGCCACTGCATCAGCGAATGAGCGCGACGGACGCAGCGTGTAATCCACCGTCTGCGTGTCCAGGCTGTACGTGATAGTGTGGCGGGTCACCAGCGCGTTATATTTCCGCTCACGGCTGCCCAGGGCGTTCTCTGTCGCCCTCACCTTTACCCGCACCAGCGTGTCTGTCGGGTGAACGACATTCGTCCGGATGTTGATGCTGTGGATCTCTTCGACCTTCAGCAGTGACGCGTCGCCAGAGTTATCCGTGCGCTGGAAGCTTACCGCGTACTTCCCGAAGCCACCGGTCGGCGTGATTTTGTCGGTGCGGTAGAAAACCTCACTGGTCGACTGGTGCGGCGTCGTCTGCCTGTACGTGAAGGTCTGCTGCGTTCCCGGCACCTGGTTGTAGTCGTCGTCGATTTTCCAGATGACAACTTTCCAGTTCGTCTCTTTCTTCCCGCCCAGGCTGGATTGCGTGTGCAGCCACAGCTGCGTCGACTCGACCGGGGAGAAGAACGGGCCGACCACCAGCGCCTCGTTATCGTTGAGAATGAATTTCGTGGTGTTGATCGTGGCGTTCGCCGGGATGTCCTGCGGCCCCTCCAGCTGGTTCATCGTAAACGTGTACCAGCGCACCGGGTTAACCACGGCGCCGTCGTTTGTTTCAACTGCGGAGATCAGCGTGCCGGAGAATGTCGCATCGGTAGTAACGTTGCCTGACGCAGTGCTGTATGTCACGTTGATGGTGAAGGTCACCGCATGCGGCAATACCAGGCCCATAAAGTAATCGAACTCGGCCTGCTTTTTGATTTTCATCGCAATCTGGCCGCCGGAATACGTCCCGCTGACCACATTCGTTGCGGTGGCGCTCTCTACCGGAAAATCGCTGGCCTCGTTCTGCCCGGGAACCTCCTGTCCGTCTACGTCATCAAAGCCATATCCCTCGACGATCTGGGGGATGACCACACCAGGCGGATAGAACTGGAATTCAGCGCCAGCCAGTGAGCCCAGGCTCGATTCTGAGTAGCGCACGGACTCATAATCGTATTTGCCGATCCCGATACACATCCACTCAGTAACGTACTTCAGTCCACCATCCGTAGACGTCTGGTGAACGTATTCGAAAACAGATTCCTGAATCAGGTCCGGAAACGAACGAATCTGGCCGTAAATGTCCGGCTTGGCCTTGTAAACGCGGGCGGTGTTTGTCTGACCGGTCAGGCTATTGTTCGGCGAGTCGACAGAATTTCCACCGGTGTTTGCGATGGCCGGCTTCGGTGCCAGGAACGAGAATACCTGACCAACCACTTTGAAGATCGGGCTGAGGATGTCGCCGACAATACCCTTCGGCTGGTCGAAAATCTGAACGTGGTCCAGCTCGCTCAGTTCAAACGCCAGCTCGTCATCGTCGCCCAATTTAACGCCGTTGCGGACGATCAGCAGATCGCGGTGAAAGGTAGCGTCATTGGCCGCCAGCCAGTCATAAAAAAGGGTGCCGTTTGGCACCCTGCAACGCAGCTTAGGCGTTCCTGGAAAGTTCGATATCTCAACCAGCGCCATATTCGAAAAACTCCACTTTGGTGAATGCCCGCTGAATGACCAGCAACGAGTCCATGCGCACGCTTCCGTTCTCGCCCCGCGAGTGTAATACCTGCCTGTTCAGTACCAGGCCAACGTGTGCCGGTTGCGCGCCGCGGTACCCGACGAATATCCCGCCCTCGACAGGCTTATCCACTGGGCGCCAGAAAACGACGTCGCCCTGATAGCAGGTGAAGAAGTCGGCCCCAGCTTCGTAGTCCGGCGTCTGGTGCAGCTCAATGCCGAGAACGTGCCGGTAATACAACACGCACAATCCCCAACAATCCACCTTATCGAACGAGCAGGCACGGTTAGACCAAGGCAAACCAATTACCTTCCTGATGAAATCAGAGGTATTGCAAACCGGTATATTCGACTGGGTCATAAAGGCGACTTATGTTGTTATTTAATGGGTTGGTAATGGAAAGGGTTACAGATGCGGCATCTGAATCAACGTCAACAGTCTTCACAAAAAGCGTCCAGTTTTTCATAGGCGCAGATGTATCTCCGCTATCGAAAATCTGCCTGGTAGCCGTGATTGGTGACAACCTTGACACGCCCTTCCATTTTTTCATCAGCGTTTTGATATCTGATGAAAGCCGCCCCAACTTAACAGTGGCGTCGATCACCGGCGTGCCGCTCTGCTGACTCTCTTCGATTTCAAATCGCGCTGGCTTGTATACCTGACCTGCAAGCGTTTTCTCGAAGAACTGTTTGTCTACCAGACGCACATAACCGAAGGAAGGATGGTAAAAGGTAATTGTGTCGTAACTGCCGCGAATCGGCCGCTGTTGCTTGTACTCCCTTAGGCTCGGCATTACGGCACCCTCGGTAGTGATTCCGGATCTCGCCCGTCCGGATAACCAGTGACAACGATATCCAGCCATGAATCCCACGGCGGAGGCAGCTCAACGATGATGTCGTCGAATTCGTCATCGGCGTTGTAAAGGTGATTCGCAATAACGGTTCCCGTCCAGGTTACCACCCCGCCGTCGATACTGGTTTGCACCGGCATCTGCGTGAAGTGAAGCTCCTGCAGCTGCAGACCGCTGCCGCCCAAGTTGATATTCATCCGGAACCAGTTCAGGCCACGGTTGAGATAGTTCGGGCTGCGCAGCCATTGCTGGAACGCGCGCTCCTGATCCAGCTTGAAGATCCATGTCAGTGACCATGTCACTTTCAGGTCGTCAGTAAGGTTCTGGAAGATAGCCGGGCCGACCGCTGGCTGGTCGGTCTGGAACCCGGTATCAAGCGTCATGTTTTTGCTGGCTTTCTGCGCCAGTGGCAGCCAGTCAGGATAGTCAATAATTGGCATCAGCCCTGCCCTCTTGGCGTGCGTTTAACGTTCATGTTGCTGGTAATGGCGCTGCTGATTGGGCCGCCGTTGTTCAGGTCTGCAACGATGACATCAACGGTAAGCCCACCGTTAGCATCGGTACCGGCCTGCGCATCAACTGACGATGACGTGTAGTTCTGGATGTTGATAACCACCCCGCCTCCGCCGCCGGCAGCCATCTCCTTATTGCTGATCACCTTGCCGTTGTCACCCGGTATCATGTACTGCTTACCGGTGCTGGCCTGGTAAATCTCCGGCATGCCACCTTCGCCGACCTGGTACATTCCTCCCGCCGTCACCGGCCCGCCGTTCTTACGTTTACCGAGAAGGTTAGCGCCAATAACGCCCGCAACCGCGCCGAGACCGATCGCTGCAGCCGTACCCATTGAGGCAATGGAGGACAGGATCGCCGCGGGGGTCCACGCCGCAGCAGTCGTTGCCGCCGCCGCAGTGCTGGTAGCTGTCTGCGTAGCCACTGCTGCAGTTTGAACCGCTGTCACCGTGCCGATAGCCGCCGTCTGTGCCGCCTGGCCCATGATGGCAGATTTAACCCACTCAACGCCCATCTGCACGAAGGTGTTAACCAGGCTGTTGAGAACCGTGCTACCAAGAGATCGCATTGCATCACTGGCCGACATGCTACCGGTGATAATTCCCGTTAATGCGTTGGAGGCATTTCCTGCTAGCGCATCGATTGAAGCCGCCAGCGCTTCATTGCCCGCGCTCTGGTTACGGAAAATCTCCCATTGCGCCGCTATGCGCGCCTGCTCGTACTCCCTGTCAGCACTAGCGCGAAGCATAAGAGCGTTCTGGTGAGTGATAATCCCCTGTTGCTCGTAGGCCTGAATAAGCGCGAGTTTACGGGCATTTTCATTCGCCAGTTGCTGCACTGGGTCCACGCCGCCAGCAGCTTCCTGTTGTGGGCTGACGGCCTGATCGGCACGGATTTTGGCAAGGTTGGCCTGGTGGGTTGCTTCCAGTCTCTCAGATGTCTGATTGAACTGCTCCTGACTGATTTTCTTCGCAGCCAGAGCGGTATTCAGATCCTCAACATCCTGCTTGTAGCTGGCATTTTCGCGTGCTTCTGGCAGGAGTTTCTCGGCAGCTGCCTGCGCCTTGAGGGCGTTGGCTGTATCCCATTTTGCAGCCGCGTACTTACCTGCCAGGGCTATCTGTTCCTTGGTGGCTCCTTTCCCGAGAGACTGCTGTGCAGCCAGGATGGCCTGCTCGCGGCTCAGCTTGTTCGTTGAGTCGGCGGCAAGTTCTGACTGCTGTTTGAGGTTAGCCAGCTTCTGGGCAATAGAATCAGCCTGGGAAGCTCCCTTCTTCTGCTCAGACTGAAGCGTCTTCTGCGCCTGAGTATTTTTGTACGTAGCAGCAGCATCATCTTCCATCTGTTTGGCGTGCGGATCATCCTTCGCAAACCCGGCATCTTCGGCAGCGTATTGCGCCTGCAGCCGCGCGCGGGCCTCGCCCTGTAGTTTGGACAGAGCAAGGTTTCGCTCAGACTGCTTGATGAGGTTCTTCTGCCCGGCCGTTAGGTTGTCAGTGGACTTGTTGAGGCTGTCGACGTTGATCTTCGCGTTGGCCGCCTCTCTCGCCAGATCTACAAGCTTACCGGCCAACTCAGCAATGGCTGACTGACCATCTTTTGAGGAGGACTTCATTTCCTGGAGTTTTTTCGCCAGTTCCTGAAGTGCTTCCGGCGACGGGTAGTTGCTCAGGTCTGATAACTCTCTTGCCAGATCAAACGCTGATTGCTTACTGATGCCCAGGCGAGAAGAAAGCGTGCTGACTGTTGAAGATAAAGAGTTCACAATGCCAGAGGCATATTGCCCCTGACTGTTAGCCTGTTGAATGGCCTGGCTCCAGTCATTTGTGGTAACACCAAGCGCCGAAAGCTCATCGTTGAACTTCTTGATGCTTGGAGACGCGCCGCCAACCGCCGCGAGTGCGCGATCGCCTAACGTAATGAAAGCATCAGACGCGTCACTAATGGCCTTCGGAATCTTTGAGATGGCCTGGTTATATTCGAGCAGCGCCTGATTGCGTAGCAAAGTTGCCACGTCGGCATTTACCCTGGCCAGAGCTGCATACTTGTCGGATAGAGCTGCCACGCCCTGCGAGGAAATGGTGATCACCTTATCCATCGCTTCAGCTGCGTCTTTCAGCGCATCCATGGCGTTTTTACCGCCATTTAGCGAAGTAATCAGCACCCCAGCCAGTACCGAACTAAGGGCGATTATAGCTCCAACCACGGCACCGCCAGGACCGAATGCGCCAGCTAGTTGCGAGCCCTGCTGAGCGAAAGCCACCAGCGCAGACTGCCCACCCTGCACCTGCACGATGAAGTCCTGAACTTGGTACCCGGCCTGCTGCATGCTGGTTTTCCAGCTACCAGTGCCTTTTGCGCCACTTTCAACGCCAGTCTTCATGTCATACAGGCGACCAGTAAGCTCGCCGATCTTCTGCTTTTCTTCGTCTGTCGCTTTCGACCCGGCACGCAACTGAGCAGCCAGAACTGCGGCGCTACGCGCGCCATTCTCCTGCGCTTCGTCCAGCACAGCCAGCTGGTTACCCAGCGCCTCGATGATGGATTCTGCTCGACTGAATTCACTGCTCGCGCCGCCGGTACCGCTGCGGGCCTCTTCCATTGCGCGGGCAATTCCGCTCACGTTGGTATTCAGCTTGCGCAGTTGGTTATCCATAGAGTTAGCATAACCGGCCAGCTCAGTAAACGCGGCCCCTGCCTGAGACGCGCTGTTATCAAGCCCGTCGAGTTCTTGCCCAGTCTTTTTTGTTGAACTGTCGATCTGACTCAGCGCGTTCTGCACATCCTTGGCACCGTCAAGAAGTTGAGCGGTATCCAATGCGATGGTGATATCAATACCACCTAAATTTTCCGACATTGCTATTCTCCATGGATACGTTAGCTACTACTTCATTGACCGTTCTTGCTGTTCGCGCATCATTTTTTCCTGCCAGCGACGCTCGTCATCATCCATTACTGCGTCGTATTCCTCTCTGGTCAGCCCTTTCTGGTCTGGGTATTTAGCGTTCAGGAGCAGCGCAAACTCTGTCATCGTCAGGTGTGCGGCATCTTCACGTGTCATTTCGAAATGGGTGCGGGCAGCATTGATGTACTCAATTGCGTTGAATGCTGTTGTGGTCGAGTTGGTTTCATGCCGCTGCAACTTCCTGACTTTGGCTTTACCTATAACGCCGTGGGACATTAGGTGTTGGGCGATGACAATAATGTCATTACGACTTAGGGCTCCGGGGCGATAAACTATGTATCTTGACCACCCTTTCCACTCCCCTATCATCGGGGTTAAATCATCTTCACAGCATGCCTGAACCACCTGCATGGAAACAGAAATGATCTTTTCAGCCATGCGATAAAGTTGTGGTGATAGCCACTCAGGAAGTCGCCCAAGATTAGAAGCGCACGTTGCAATCAGGTTTTGCACATCACTGCCATGGATGGTTGCGTATGCCGCAACGATCTCTTCCGGCGAACCGATTCTGGTCATTGCAGCGAATGATGGCCTTAGAAGATACTCTTTATCGCCATCCTTTCTACTCGAAAGCACAACCTCGCCAATGTCTGTTAAAGGGATCATGCTGTTGCCTTAATGATTATTATCAAGGGCAGCACGCCGCCCTTTGGAATAGCCATTAGCTGACAGTGACAGCGCAGGCGTTTGAAGTGATTTTCACTGGCGTTCCAGCAGAGTCGGTAACTTCACATGTATATGAACCAGCATCACCCGAGACTGCGCTCGCCTTGTTGAACGTAGCTGTAGTCTGACCGCTCACTGCTGAGCCATCTTTTTTCCAGACATACGTATACGGAGCTGTACCGCCTGTAACGGCTACGCTCATGTTGAGCGCTGAGCCAGTCGCAACGGTTTTCGTTGAAGGAAGGTTGGTTGTGAAGGCAAGCGCATCGCCAGCGATCTCAAACACAACCGTGTCGGCATCATAGACTTTCCACTCACCGGAGAAAGTTGAAATATCACTGGTACCGAAGTCACCTGACCAAGAGGTGGTGTTGAAATACCCCATGATGTAGGTGCCAGCGTCTTCCCCGGCGAAATCAAAACGAACCCAGACGGTTGGCTGACGGCCAGCCTGAACTTCATCGAAGATGTATTTCGACATGTGGATCGCGCCAATCTCTACAGACTTATCGTTCTTGCGGAACTCGCCGTCACCTGAGATTGTGAAATCCATGTTGTTGACCAGGTTCTCAACCAGACCCTTTGAATCATCAGCCTCAGAGCTGACCGTATTCATTGAGTAATCGAAACCTTTCGTGGTCATTGCGCCGAGTCGCTTCCACTCGGAAAGCGCTGGCACTGCGTCGGGGCAGCCAAAGGCCATGCGTAGCACAGCTACTTTCCCGATCAGCTTGCCAAAATCATTAGCACAGCCTTGCATGTGTACCTCTCAAATAAAAAAGGCCGCCGAATGGCAGCCTGATGGGTTGGGGATTGGTTATTCGCCGTATACGCAGCGGAATCTAAGCTGAAAAACTATGCGACCCTCTGTCGTCGGCATTGGTCCGGGAACCCCCATCATTTCGATATAATTCAGGCAGGGGTCAGTAGTTTGGTTGGCTTTTACGTAGGCGGTAATTAACTTAACTCGTTCAGCGGTAGATCGCCTTTTATCTTTGGCTCCAATGACAGCTACATCAACATAATAATCAGAGGAGAGATCATCTATCAGCGCGCTACCGCCGCCGGGTGCGAATACCATGAATGCATCGCTGAGTTCGCCTGTGTCTTCAAATAACAGCAGTTGAGATATATAGCCATCACTTAAACCTGCATTCGCAAACATATCCCTCACTCGCTCGTACATGTCAGGATTCATGGTTTAAGTTCCTTTTTGAAAATATCATAGGCAGCATCTTTGTTCTTCTTTAATGCCTTAAGCAGGAATTGAGGTTCTCCATGCGGATCCCAATAGTTGCCCTGCTTCGTACCGCCACCAAACGCCTTTGGTTTTTGCGGGCCTACGTCGGAACGGTTACTCGTCATTCCGAAATCTGCACGTGGTTGTCCCTTTAATTTCCCAGATGCATTGTGGACGGCAAGAGCATATTTCGCAGAATAAATCAGCTTCCCTTTAACTCCTCTCGCATCTAGATTTACATCCTTGGACTGGGAGTTGATGAGATTAGAACTGTCGACTGGCGTCATCACGGCAGCGTCGATGCCAATAACATCAAGAACCTTATAAGTCGCCCTGACAGCCTTAATGCCAACGGTATCATCGATGAATTTATTCAGATTTTTTACAACCTGACCGACACCCTTCACTTTGATGCCCATGGCTACACTCCCGTAATTATCGCCCAGTCATCTTCCAGACCGTCGAGAGTGTCGTTCCAGCGCGTCACGTGACGAACCTCATCGGCACCGGCCACGACCGGGTCCGGCTCAGCGCTAACACCAATCAGGATGTAATCGCCCTCATCAGCCAACGCATACGCAGTAAAGAAGGTGTTTTTTACAACGACCTCTTTACCGATTGACCCGAGCTTTGCAGACAGGCCGCCGATGTAGTCGCACATGATGTTTTCAGGAGGTTCATATGGGTCGACATGATCACCCCACTCGTCATTACCACCTGCACCCTTGCGCCATATCGTGCATGGCTTGTTGTAGGACCACGAAGCTGTAGATGACATCAGCCCTCCTTCCACCTCAGCACCTTCGCGCCTGTCGCCCGGATACGCGCGCAGTTGATATGCCACTCACCGTCCGATTTCACATAGCCGGTAGTCTCCCGCCCTGTGTCGGTTTCAACCCATACGCGGGTGAACGGCTTAGGCTTACTTTCCGTCACTGATTTGTACGTCATCACTTGCCCCCGCACATGCAGCCGCCCTTCCCGATCCAGATACCAGCGAATGCCGGGGCGGCGGTAGGGTCGGCAGGAATCAGCGAGTTAGCGCAGCCGTACTTATCCAGCCCGCGCAACAGGTTAACCGAGGCCTTCCAGCGATCGGTGAACGACTGGTATCGGAACGAGCGCGACGCACCACTCGGCGCTGTTTGGCTAGAGATGTACTTATCTCCCTGCCCGAGCCCCATAAGCGCCAGCAGATAGAGCTGAATCAGCAGCGCGGTCGATGCCGGATAATGCGCATCGAGACACTCCTGAATGCTGTTGGCCTGGTCTACGAGAGCCTGAAGAACAAAATCGGGAATGGTAATTCCCTGGCTCTCCAGATACTCCTTTGCCTGTTCGAGAGTTACCATTATCGACTCCGTGAAATACCCCGCCGGAGCGGGGCATAAAAAAACCGCCTTAGCGGCGGCTGTTATTCAGTAGGGAACAGCTTTTCGAGCTCGCCATCAGGCAACAGCTCACCGAGCTTTTCAGCGCCCAAATTGCCTTTGAACTCAATGCCCAGCTCAGTAAGGCGGTCCTGAATAATCTCTTTGCGAGACTTCTCACCGGTACCGGCATCAGGTGTCGCAGGTTTCAGTTCACCACCAGCCTCGCCTTTCATCAGCCTGACGTTAGACTTCAGCGCCGGGTGCAGTTCTTTCAACTCCACCACCTGCCCTACCTTCACGCCGAACCATGGGCGCACAACTTCGTATTTAGCCATGCTGTTTCCTTACGCCAGGTTAGCGCCGTAGACAACGCCAGACAGGCCCTGATCGTCTGCGGTGATTTGCAGACCTTCAGCAGACATAATCTGGAAGTTGTAGTTAACGTTAGGCAGTGGACGCGGCAGCGGAACAACACCGACAGCCATACCCACCAGTGGAGAGATCACATCACGGCGACGAACGTATGCGATAAACTCGTTACCGGTCAGCGCGAAGCTCATGCGGATTTCTTTCACCGGCGCGAACGGCAGAACAGCCTGCAACACAGTGCCGCTTACAACGCCGTTAACCACGTACGGCTGCGCCAGGTTTGCCCAGATTTCCGGAGAAACCCACATCACATCGTATGCGGCGACCTTGTTAGTGCGTGCGGTGGTGCCGAATGCGCCTTTACCGAAGAATGCAAAGATCGCGGTCATGTCAGCGGTTGTCAGGTCGATATTCGCACCACCAGCACCGGAACCGAGGTTAATCTTCTTGGTGTTGCGGTGGTTCTTTATGCCCTGCGCCGGGTAGGACTGAACATGAATTTTTGAATCGCCGTTCAGGTAGTAGTTAACGCGCTTCTGGTTGAACTTACGCATCTTCGCCATCTGCGAGTCCAGCACCAGGTCAATACCCACAGAGTTCAGGCCAGCAGCATGACGCCAGTTAACACCGTAACCAGCAGTGAACACCGGAATCGGATCGCCGTCGCTCGCGTAATCAGTATGATCGAAGGAGAACGGAGCCTGGCCATCGATGCTTACTGACACGTCGTCGGCGATGTCGCCAACCACGTTATACAACTTGGCGGTTTTACCGACCGGCAGCACGGTCTGAACGCCGATCAGGTCGTTCACGATTTCCATGCCAACTTCCTGATCGCGCAGTTGCAGCACCTGGTTGTCAATCTCAGCCCAGAAGTCACGGGAGAAACCGCCAACAGCGTTACAAGCCAGCATGCCAGGCGTCATGATTGCGCGGTTAGCTGCGATAATGGAATCGTTCTGCAGGTTCCACATGTTGCGATTTGCCCACAACTCGCTCCAGTGCCCCCCGAGGCGGGAGTTAGTCGCCAGCGTCTCTTTAGAGAAGTACATATGTGTTTGTCCTTTTGTTACGCGCCAGCTGCGGCGAGAGTGCCAACGCGCATGCGCACGCGAATGAAGTCGGTGGTGCTGGCTGCGATGGTGTATTCGTCCTGGCTGTAGCCGATCACTGAATCAGTATCGGAGGTGGCAAGGGTGAACTGACCATCAGTACTCAGCTTGATCGGGCTGTCTTTTTTGTACGCGCCAGGCAGGCAGCGTAACGCCAGCTCACGGCCTTCTTCGACGTAGTTGCCGACAGCTGAATCACCGGCAGGGATTGATTCAGTGATGGTCAGGCCCTGGTGGTAACCAACATCGATGATGTACAGGCGGCCGGTTAGCGCGGTGGCCTGAGCGAATTTATCGGATGAGTTGATGGTTGCGGCGGTGCCCGGAAGCAGCGCTGCGGCCGTAGTGCGGGTTTCGGTCTTGTACAGAGACTGACCGTCGATATTAACGCGACGATAACGTGGCATTATTCCGGCTCCTTACTTGAAGTGTTCGTCTGCGGCAGGTGCGCCGGTTTCTTTGTGCTGCTGAGCATTGTTGGTTCCCAGCGGAGCAGCTTCGCCCAGCGACTTGAACATGGCGTCCAGCGCTTCGCCTGACAATGCGTTAGCCACGATATCGCCATGGACCTTAGCAACCGCATCACGCTTGGCTTTCTCTTCGGCGCGAGAGTTGGCAGTCAGGGTTTCCGCGAGTTGCTTCTGATTGGCCTGCAGCGCATCAACCTTTTCCGCGAGAGGCTTAATTGCCGCTTCTGTATTGGTCGCAACAGCCTGGCCGATCATGCTGCCGATTTGTTCCAGTTCTTCTTTGGTTAAAGGCATGTCGCCCTCCGTTTTGTGGTTTGGTGCAGGCTGTTCCTGCGGTGTGAATAGAGCTTTGAATTTGTTGGCCACGACGGCCACCCACGATTCCTGGCGCGCCACTGAGGTTCCGGTATCGTCGATAGTGATCCTCCCGCCATCAGCGGAGTAACCGTAAACCTGAGCATCACCGCCATTTCGCACGATAACCACCTGCGAATCAGTGAAGTCAGCAACCCAGGCATATTCATCCGAGCCCGGCGCAAACTTCGCTTTGGCTGCGCGATCGAGGCGCTGTTCGCGCTCCCGGTAGGTTTCACCCACCAGCGCGCCGGAGTTCGCCTTAAGCGGCTGAGCCAGATCGGCGTTAACCATCAGGCCAACACCCTGCTCAGGGGTGGCGGCTCCAACTTCGTGCAGCAGGATCGCGTCGTGGTCCATGCCGTGGATATCAGCTACCCACTCAGCACCTGTGGCGCGCTGCTGATCGTTGGGCTCAAGCTGGTCGAGGAATGCGGCAACACTGGTATGAATCGGCGGAACGTCTTCACCGCGCTCAATGGCAGCGACGCGTTCAAGCAGCTCCCTGCCACCTTCAGATTCGCTGGCGCGGGCCACGTCAACCCACTTTTCGAGGTAGATGCGATTACCGGACTTCTTAACGTTGCGGTTCCACGCGCCAATATGTCCTGCGTTAATCCCCTCAGGCGAGAAAGCAGACACGAACTGACCGTTAACCTGAGGATGCCCAAGCGGTGCCAGGGTGCCTTCCAGCCCCTTATAGTGGGCATCGATTTGCTCTTGCGTGTACAAGCCGCCATTCATGACGACGTTCGCCGGCAGCGTATAACTCGGCAGCACCAGATGTTCACGACCATTATATGTTTCGCGCCGGATAGACTGGCTGTTCACCTTCGTGGTGATGTTGACCTGCATAGGCATAACTATTTCTCCGCCCAGGCGTAACCGCGCGCCTGCATAGATTTATATTCCTGTTTGAGTTTCGTGATGGTGTCCGGGTATTCCGGCTTGCCGTCCGCATCCACCAGCACCGACTGCTGGCTGCATTTGCAGTTGATGGAGTTGCCATCTTTGCTGTACCAGTCACGCACCTCTTCGTTGGTGTAGAGGTGGGCATGGCGTACTGCGTGGGTATGTCGGGTTGTTGGTGAAAGCGCCGAGATATGAACCAGAAGCGTTTTAAGGCCGTAAAGGTCATTCGCCTCCTGGTCTTCATCCCACTTAGCCCGGCGCAACGCGGTAGTCACTTCAGTGCGCGCTATCCGGTTCGCACGGCGCTTCTCTATGCCGGTCTGGTCTGTCAGGTTGCGGGCAATATCCAGCGGATTGAGACCACGGCCCACGCCATCAGTAAGCACACGCGCCATATCGCGCTTAACGTCAGCCGTCAGCCCCTTCATTTCCTCAAATACACGCGCATGCACCAGCGCCATACGTTGCTGGTACGGGTCGCTCGCGAGGATGGACGCCAGCGACTCTCGCCCGGCTGCGTACACCGGGGATTGCTGGCTAAGGTTATAGAACGACTGCCCGGTCCCCTTCTCCGAAGCCAGATCGATGTACTCGTAAAACCACAGGTCGTAATCGCCACCTTCCAGCAGCACCTGATCAACCAGGTAACTGGCATCGTTCAGGATGATGGAGAGTAGCGTTGGGTTTAGCTGGTATTCGTATCTGGCATTTACTGCGAGGGAGGAAGGTATTTTGTCGAGTGCTGATTTGTACGCCTTGCCAATCTTATTCATGCGCCTGGCGAAGTCTTTCATTGCCCGGCGTTCCAGCGCATCGGCTCCGGTCGGATCCTGATAGTTACGCGGCAGAATTGGTGGCTTCGTCTTCTTCGTCGCCATCCTCTTCTCCTAACGGGAATTCATCGACGTTTTCATAACCGGCAGCTGTGCGAATTTCTTCGCGACTGAAGGCCGGATTCTCTCCGCTGCCCTGGGACGTCTGGTTAATCTCTGCCATGGTTTTGGCATTGGCGAGCTTCTCAGTTCCGGTCTGCTCGTTGAGGTCATCCCAGATAACCGTCTTCTCGCTGACAGCATCAATGATTTTCAGGTCAATGAGTTTGTCACTGAAGTCTTCAATTTCGAATGACAGGTCACCTCGCCGTGACTGGCAACGACCGTTGAAATACTTCTGATCTTCAGTACTTGAACGTTCAGCCTGCTGATTGCCGACAAGAATACGCGCGGGAATATCCACTCCAGCCGAGGCTGTCTGAAGGTTGACATTGTAAGTAGGCGACGGGTCTGAAACAGCAGAGACCATTGATGTTACCTGAGCGCCCTGTGTGATCAGGAGTACATCATTACCAACGTTCAGCTCTCTGGCAGCTTCGTTATAGCGCTCCTGAAGCTCATCTACCGAGACGCCATAAAGCGAAGCCAAATTCGCAAAGTCGATGTCTTTATCAAAGTTGATGGCCTGCTTGTTTGAGGCATTTTTCAGGAACGATTCACCAGACCCGCCCTCTACCTTCTCGAGACTGACAAAGGCGTTATAAGGTGGTTCAAGGAAGCCAATTGCATCATTCGAGTAGTCACCCAGGATGAAGACGCGATCAGGATGTACAAATCGCTGATTAGTTCCACCGTTTGGCAGGCTCTCTACGTATTTCCATTGCTTTGGCTGCCCGTAGTCTGCCGATTTCTGGTCAGTGACCCACTCGCTGACTGTTAGTGACCCAGCCCATGCGATCGTAACCTTTTTTAGTGACTTACCACGAACAACAGGCTGATCCCACGTTCTGGAATCATTGATGTGTAGAAGGATACCGGCATAACGTCCGACTAGGCGGCGGCGATCAGCTTCAGCAAAGGCCCGCCATAGACGCTTTGTGAAAACCTTTTTGGTGTTCTTCTCCCAGGCAGTTTCATCTTTACTCTCATCGGCATCATCACCTTCGATGATTTCCGGGTTTGTCTGCCAGCATTTGCCCACCAGCTTCTCAACTGCACCGTGAGCGATACCACCGCGCCGGTAAAGGGCGTAGAGGTTTTCGTAGGTGACTTGCTCAGGGAAGCCATACTCGCACCATGCGGAATGGCGCTTATTGTCCAGCCCCATCGTCGGCGCCATCAGCCCCATACGGGCGCGCGCCATCCGCGCATCGTTCAACGCATGGTTGACGGCGAGAGTTAATTTGTCAGTCATGGATTGTCCGTTGG